ACCAGCCAGCGGGCCTGGAAAAAGGCCAATCCCAATCTGGGCACGAGTATCGGCCTGGAACAACTGCGCGACGAGTTCCGCCAGGCGGCCACCCCGGCCGCCCAACTGGCGTTCCGGCGCATGCACCTGAACGAGGAGGTCACCGCCAGCGGCGCCTGGCTGCCGCTGGAAGTCTGGCGTGAACAAGAAGTGCCGCGCCTGCCGAACCTGCGCGGCCGGAGCTGCTTCGTGGGGTTGGACGTATCACGCACTACCGACCTGACGGCAGCCGTGTTTGCTTTCCCCGAGCCCGACGGGAGCCCGACGGGCGCGTCTGGGTAGTGCCGTTCTGCTGGGCACCGCAGTCAGCCATCGAGCGGGGCAAGCGCAGCCGCCTGTACCGGCAATGGCTGGCCACCAGGCAACTGTTCGCCGTGCCCGGCGACATCGTCGACCAGCAGGTCATTCGCCGCTTCCTGCTCGAAGCACGCATGCAGAACGGCTGGCAGATCGAACGCCTGTACGCGGACCCCTTCGGCGCCGCCCAGTTGCTCCACGACCTGAAGGCGGACGGCCTGCCGGCTGCCAGCGTGGTGGAGCACCTGCAATATGCCCGCTACATGGAGCCGGCCATCCAGGCCACGGAACGCCTGGCATACCAGCGCAAGCTGCTGCACGTGCGCAACGACGTGATGGACTTCTGCCTGGGCAACGTGGAGATCAAGGCGGACATGTCCGGGCAGCGCCGCTTCGACAAGCGCAAGTCCACCGGGCCGATCGACCTGGCCGTGGCCCTGGTGATGGCCTGCGGGCACATCGAGGACCGCCAGGCAAACCCCCAAGTAGCCATACAGGTGATCTGATGGGCGCAGTAGCCAGCACCATCCGCCGCATTCGGGCCCTGCTCGGCTGGGAACAACTGGGCATGTCCGTCGAGGACGTGGCCACCGGGTGGAGCACGCCCGACTGGCAGCAGGCCATGGGCCTGCCGGCGGTGTGGCGCGCAGTGAGCCTGCTCAGCGCCGACGTGGCCAAGGTGCCGATCGGCGTGTATCGCACGCGTGACGACGGCACGCGCGAGGAGCTGCCGCAGCACCAGATCGTGCGGCTATTGAAGTACGAGCCCAACCCGGGAGCCACCGCCTTCACCTTCCGCCGGACGCTTACGGCTCACGCCCTGCTGCACGGGCGCGGCGTGGCCTGGATCAAGAGGGGCGCAGGCCGCATTCGCTCGCTCGTGGTGCTCGACCCGGAGCAGACCGCGCCGGACGAGAAAGGCGGGCGAATCGTCTGGCAGACAAAGATCGAGGGCGCGGAAGTCACACTCGACGACCGCGACGTGTTCCACCTGCCGGGGCTCTCCTGGGACGGGCTTACAGGTTGCAGCCCACTGAAGGTATTGCGCGACGCCCTGGCCCTGGAGCTGGCCCTCCAGCAGCACGCCGCCGGCTTTTTCCAGCGGGGCTATGCCCTGGCGGGCTTCGTGCTCTCGCCGCAGCCGCTGTCGCCCGAGGAACAGGAGAACCTGCGCAAGCAGTTGCGCAGCCTGCACAGCGGAGCCAAGCGCCATCACAAGGTGGCCGTGCTCTCCGGGGGATTGGATTGGAAACAGTGGGTCGCCGATCCGCAGAAATCGCAACTGGTGGAGACCCGCCAGTTCGGCGTGCGCGAGGTGGCCAACATCTTCGGCCTGCCGCCGCACAAACTCGGCGATCCCGAAAGGACCAGCTACAACTCGCTGGAACAGGAAAACGCCGACTACCTGGCCAGCTCGCTCGACCCCTGGCTGGTGGCCTGGGAGGCGGAATGCCTTCGCAAGCTGCTCAGCGAGTCGGAGCGCGCCCGCGGCATTTACGTCGAGCACAAGCGCAACGCCCTGTTGCGCACCAACTACGTGGATCGGGTGAACGGTTATCGGCGGCTGATCGAGATCGGCGTACTCTCGCCCAACGAGGTGCGCCGGCTGGAGAACCTGCCGCCGCGTCAAGGAGGAGACCAATACTATGCACCGGCAAACTGGGTTCCCGCAGATCATGGAGGTGATCGGCAGGGTCAAGCAAGTGGCAAATCGCCCGCTCAAGGTGCGGGTGGAAACGGACGGCCCGCAGATCACGTTGTGGCTGTACGATGACGTTACCGAGGAATCGGCGACCGACCTGGCCAAGGCCATTGCCGGTCTGCCGCCCGGGCGCAGCGTGTTGCTGCGGATCAACAGCCACGGCGGCAGCGCTTTCCAGATGTCGGCGATACTGACGGCCATGCGCGAGTATCCCGGCGAGATCACCACTCGCATCGACGGTGTGGCTGCCAGTGCAGCGGCGATCATCGCTCTGCTAGGCAAGCGCGTGCAGATCGGACGTGACGCCTGGCTGTTCGTGCACCGCTCCTGGGGCGGCGTGATCGGCAACGCCAAGGTGATGCGCGACACCGCCGCCTTCCTGGACAAGATCGACGAGACGCTGGCCCGCGTGATCCAGGAACGCACCGGCGCGGACAGCCAGCAGGTGGAGAAATGGCTGGACGGCGAGATCGACGGCACGATCTTCACCGCCCAGGAGGCCTTCGACAACAAGCTGGTGGACGTGATCCTGCCGGAGCAGGATCACCAGTCCGGCGACGCCCAGGACCACGGTCCGCCGCGTGCACAGACCCGCAGCCGCGGGCCGCAATGCTACGTGCCGCCCGACCCGCCCGGCGGGAGCGGCGAGGCCGTCGAGGGCCGGTGGGAGCGCCCGCGGTTGTCGGACTTTACGGACAAGAGCTGGGAAGAGCTCGATCAGAATGAGCGGCGGGCGATCGCCAGGCATTTCGGTTTCGCCGTCTCGCTTGACACCTACGGAGACCTGAAGCTGCCGCATCATTTTCCGCCCAATCACCCGCAGGCACGCAAGCCCTCGCTGGCCGGCGTGCGGGCCGCACTGGCCCGGGTCGGCCGCACACAGGGACTTTCAGACGAAGACCGCCGCAGGGTGCGCCGCCACCTGCGGGCACACCTGCCGCAGTCCTCGGACCGGCAGGACGCCGGCCGGGCAGGCGAACACCGCAACATGGAGGTTGCGGACCTGGCCGCGCTGATCCTGCAAAACGTGTAGGCGCAGGTCTGGACCGACGCCTGCGCAAGACCCGGAAGTCAAGGAGGATGTTATGGGTCCAACTGCTGTTCTCGACAAGCAAGAAAAGGTCGAGCCCCAGGACAAGCTCGACCAGGCGGCCAAGGAGGCGGCCGCCCGGCTGAAAAGCGAAGTGGTCGACGCCCTGAGAGAGGACCTGATCCAGGCCTTCCCGGCCGCGTGGCGGTCCTCGCTGCGCGACGAGCTGCTCGCTGCGCTGCGCGACGAGCTGACCGCCGGCAGCGGTCCGGTGGCCAGCGCGGTCAGACGCCCGGCCCGCAATCAGCGCAGGCCCAGTGCGGTGCGTGCCTGGTTCAAGCAGCACGCCGGCCTGGCGCTGGACGACGGCGAAAAGGAGGTCCTGGTCCAGGCCGGCTGGGACGGACGGTTCGAGATCGACCTGCCCATCGATCCGCTGGCCAACCTGGAGCGGGCCACCGAGGCCGACGATGTGATCCCCAAGCGGATCGCTGGCACGTTCATCGAGGAGCTGGACACGTTCGCCCCGGTGCGCGCGGTGGCGCAAGTGCTCAGCACCACCTCAATGGACAAGCTGCGCATCCCCATCGGCGACGATCGGGCCAATGAAGGCGAGCTGCTCTCCGGCAGCGTGACCATGACCTCGGTCGATCCCACGCTCGCCAGCGTGGAGTTGGACCACTACACGATCCACTCCAAGCCGGTGGTGGTGGAGTATCCGTTGTTGCGCGACAGCGCGGTGGATATCGAGGCCTGGCTGGGACGCATCCTGGCCGAGCGCTGCGGGCGCAAAGCCAACGAATACTTCACCACGGGCACGGGCTCTTCCCAGCCGCAGGGCCTGGTGCCCACCGGCAGCGATCCGGTGCCCGTGGGGGTGACGGCCGCAGCCACCAACGCAGTGACCTGGCAGGAGGTCCTGGACCTGATCCAGTCGGTCGATCAGCGCTATCGCAAAAATGCGGTGTTCATGATGGCGCCGGCCACCAAAACGGCCATCATGAAGCTGACCGACGACAACGGCCGGCCGCTCTTCTGGCCGTCGCTCGACAAGAGTCAGCCGGACACCATCCTGGGCTATCCGGTGGTAGAGAATCCGGACATGCCCACGATGGCCGCCGGCAAGAAGACGATCGTCTTCGGCGACTTCAAGCGGTTCGTGATCCGCGAGGTGCGCAAGGTGCGTCTGGCCGTGCTGAAGGAACGGTTCGTCGAGTACGATGCCCTGGGGTTCCTGGCGTTCTACTACGTGGACTCGAAGGTGGCGGCCACCAGCACCACTGTGGCCATCAAGTGCCTGAAGCAGGCAGCGTCCTGATGAATCGGCGAATTCGCCAGGGTGAAGAGGCGTAGGGCGCCTCTTCACCCGCAATTCGCCCAAGTGGAGGACCTGCAATGAAGATCAGAATGCTTACTCCAGTTGCCCTGGGCTCGGGCCAAGCGCTCAAGGGCGACGAAGTGTACGACGTGCCGGACGAATTGAGCGCAGAGGATGCCGCCCAGCTTGTCAAGGCCGGCTTCGCGGAAAAAGTGGAAATCACGCATCACAAGCGCCGCACACGCAAGCGGCACAAGAAAACCAACCAGGAGTCCGACGAGTGATCGTCAGCGAGGTTACAGGCCGCAGCGTATGGCCGGTTTCGACCGGCGAGGCCGCCGAATATCTCGGTCTGCCCGGCGATTGGACTTCCCATACGCTGGAGTTGCTCGTTCGTCAGGCGACCGAGGCCGTGGAACGGGCCACACTGCGGGCTACCACCCAGCGCACACTCGACGTGTACCTTGCACCGCCTTTCGGCCCGCGTATCGCATTGCCGTACCCACCGGTCCAGTCGATCGACGGATTGTATGCGGTGGATGACGACACGGGCGAAACGCAACTTGACCTCAATGACTGGAATCAACTAGGCGAAGAGCCTCGCAAGTTGTGGCCTAAAAGCGGCGTGTGGCCGTATTGTGATCGGCTGCGCATCCGCTGCGTGTGCGGCTATGCCTCGGCCGACGATGTGCCGGAGCAGCTCAAACTGGACATCCTGCGCGTGGTGGCCGCACAGTGGGAATCGCGCAGCCAGCGCATCCATGTAGATGCCAGACCATTGATCGACGAAGACCTATGCCGTCAGCTCGAACGCAACGATTGATCGATCGTTTCACCCAGCCGCTCACTTTCCGGCTGTACGCGGCAGCCACTGATGAAGCCGGCCAGCCGCAACGTGCACTGCAGGCGATCGTCGAGGCGCTGGCGGCGGCAGAACCGATCGGCGAAGTACTCCCGGACGTGAACGATCAGTTACGGCCGGCGGTACGCTGGCGATTGATAGTCTGGCGCACAGGCAGGCTGGAGCAATTGCAGACCGGCGACGAGGTGGCCTGGCCTGATGGACGCACGGCCGAAGTGGCCACCGTGGTCAAACAGCCTTACACCCTGATCGTCGAAGCGGTGGAGCGCACGGCATGACGCCATACGAAGCACTCCGGGAGATACTGCTTTCCAGCCAGCAGATAAGCTCGCTGGTCGGCCAGCGTGTGCGTCCTGATCGCCTGGACGCGGAAGACACTCTGCCGGCAATCGTCATGCGTTGCCAGGTGGCGGCCGGCGTGGAATTCCTGGCTGCCGCTGCCACCAGGCAGTGGAGCTGCACGATCGATTGCCGGGCGGAGGACCGCATCGTCGCCGACCAACTGGCGGCCGCCGTGCAGTCGCTGGATGGCGCGACCTACGACGACGGCGCCCACACCTGGACGTTGCTTGTCTCCGGGACCGACGATCAGGCCGTGCTGGCCGAACGTGAAAGCGATCAGCCGGAATATTTGTCCACTGTGGGGGCCGACCTTTGGAGGCTGTAACGTGCCCAAGTTGCAATTCGTGGTGGATTCGCGTCGCCTGCAACGCCTGGTCGAAAGGGCCAAGCGCGAGCTGAGCGCCGCGAAGGCTCGCCGCATCGCGCGTCCGGCCCTGCGCGTGCTCAGGGACGAAGGCAGGCGACTTACCAGCAGTCAGGCTGGCGCCTCTTCGCGGCTGCGGCGCGCCGCTGCCCGCACCATAGCCTACAGCACACGGGCACGCAGGCGCAACGTCGTGCAGGCCAAGGTCGGCTACGGCGTGGGCCGGCGCAGAGGGCGCTCTCACAGCGGGCCTGGCGTAGGGATCAGCAAGCAGAACGTGCACTGGCCGGTGCTGGGGACCGACGAGCGTTTCACCGCCAGCGGCGCCCGGCGCGGACGCATGAGGGCCTATTTCAAGGGAGTGATGCAGCGCGCACTGCGCAGCGCAATGTCGCGGGCCTTGCGCGCTGCCCGGGAAGAGTTCCGCAAGATCGTGCGTGAGGTGCGCACAAAAACACGTTAACCAGAGACAGGGAGGTCATCATGGCTGTTCTTCTAGGAAAAGAGGTCACCGTGGAGACGAACCTCGGTGGCTCCTACGCAGCAATCGAGCAAGTCGAAAGTGTGCGCTTGCCGGAGCTGACCACCGAGGTGGTCGAGCTTGATTTATTGGGCACCGTGGAGGACTGGCCCAACAAATACGCGGCCGGGATCAACGTCGGCGATCTGGAGGTGACCGTGGTCTACGATCCGTCGCTCGCGAACCAGGGCGTCCTTGATGAGGCCGCCAAAATACTGGCGTCCGAACCTTTCTATGTGAAGGTCACGAAGGGCTCGCAAACGTGGGAGTACAAATGCGTGGGCGTCAACGCCAGCGACGTACAGGTTGCCCGTCGCGACGTGTTCAAGCGGACCTACGCCTTCCGTGTGGAAGGTCCGGGCACAGCACCTGCGTGATTTTGCCCGTGCGTTGCAGGCAGACAGGACTGCACAGCCGATAATACCGCCGAATCAATAAGGAGGCCCGAAAAATGCGAGTGCGATTGATCCACGTCTCCCCGTATGAGACCAGACACAAGGTCGGCGACGTGATCGACCATCCCAATGCGATCGTGCTGGTCAAGCACGGCTGGGCGGAGCCCCTCGACGAGCAGGTCGAGATCGATCCGGCCGAACAGGCCCGTTGTTTTGAGGCGGTGATGGCCGCCTATCCTTCTCCGCAGAAGAGCGATTCTGCCCGTACGTCGGACGCAGACAGGGAAGCAGAAGACGAGGTCGAACAATGAACGGCAAGGACCTGCTGAAGAAATTCAGTCGGCGACGGTTCCGTGAAGTGGCAATCCCTTATGGTCAGGAGGTAGTGCGCTTCCGTATTCGCTCGCTCACCGAGCAGGAATTGCAGGACTACCTGGCCGCTGTCACCGCCACTGACGGCAAGATGCTGCCTCGCCGGCGACAGGAGCAAAACGCGCGCCTGATCGTGCTCTGCGTGGTGGGCGAAGACGGCCAGCCGCTGTTTGGTAGGGCCGATCTGCCCGAGATCATGCAATGGGACGTGGCGGTGACCACCCGCCTGGTGCGCGAGTGCAACGCGCACCTGGGCCTGGCCACGGTGGAGGACGCGGAAAAAAACTCCGTACAAACCAGCGGCGCTACCTGAGCTATCTGCTGGCGGAAAAACTGGGATACGTCAACGTGGACGACATGCTCGGCCAGATCGAGCCTCGCCAGTTCAGTGAATGGCTGGCCTACCTGAAGCTCAAGGCCGAGTACGAGCGAGAGGCAATGCGCAGAAATGACCGGTGACCTGGTATTGCGAGTGATAGCCGACACCAGCAAGGCCGTGGGCCAGCTCTCCGCGCTTACGCGCAGTGTGGCCCGCCTGGCAGCGGCCTACGTGTCGCTCAACAACATTCAGCGCGTAAGCATGATGGCCGAGGAGTTCAATCAGCAGATGAACAACGCCCTGGCCATCATTCCCAGGGTGAGCGCCGAGACCCGCAAGATGATGGAAGCGGGCGTGCTGGCCGCCGCGCGACAAAGTCGCTTCAGTGCCGCAGAGGCGGCGCAAGCGCTGTATCAGCTCCACTCGGCCGGCTTCGGCGCCAGCCAGGCCATGAAGCTGCTGGGCCCATCATTGCAACTTGCCCAGGCCGGCGCCATGGACGCCGGCAGCGCGGTGCGCATCCTGGGTACCGTGCTTACCACGCTTGGCCTCAAGAGCCAGGACGCCACCCAGACCATGCAGAACGCGGTGCGCGTCAGCGACATGCTCACGGTGGCGGTGAGCAAGTCGAACATGACCATGCCCGAGCTGGGCGAGGCCGTCGGCAACGCGGCCCAGGCAGCGGCCGGGTTCTCCCAGACCGCCGACAGCATGATTGCGGTCCTGGCCACCTTGCACGATCTGGGTATTCGCGGGGCAGAATCCGGCACGCGCTACCGGATGGTCGTTCAGCAGCTCGGCACCTCCGCCCTGCAACATGCCGAAGCCTGGCGCGAACTCGGGGTGGCCGTCTATGACGCGCAAGGGCGGATGCGCGCGCTGCCCGACGTGATCCGCGACATGGCCTCCGCCATGCAGGGCATGAGCGACGCCGAGCGCCAGGTCACACTGATGGGCCTGGGGATCGAAAAGCGGCTGGCTCCGGCCATCGTCGGCCTGGTCCAGCGGGTCGATGAGCTCAACCAGAAGTGGCAGCAGATACTCCAATCGCAGGGGGCCACGGCCAACGTGGCCAAGCGCCAGATCACGCCCTGGCAGCAGGCCATGAGTGACCTGAACGCCACTCTGGTGGAGCTCGGCCAGCAATCGTTGCCCATAGTGACCGACGCGGTGCGCTCGCTCAACGCCTCGCTGCGTCAGCTCGGCGCACTGCGCGAATGGTGGTACGAGGGCAGCGAAGTGCCCAAGGAGGCGCAAGGATACGAGTTCTGGTGGAAGAGGGCACAGGAGGAGGGACGCGCGCGCCTCCAGGCACAGCAGACCTGGCTTCAGTCCGATCGCTATCGCCGGCTCGTCGAGACCGTGAAGACCGGCATACAGCGGGACATGTGGCGCCACGGCCAGTTGCCCACGGCCGTGTCGACGCTGCAGCAGGCCGGCTTGGTGCCGCCGTGGCAGCGTGGGATGGGTGCGGCCGCGATCAGCGCCTGGCAGGCCAAGCCCGCAAGCGACGCCGCACGCGCCGGAGAGGAATTGGCAGCCGCTCAGCAGGAGGCCATGCGGCGCGCGCAAGAGGCCGCCCAGCAATGGCGCGAGGCGCACAAGGAGGAGCTGGAACGTGCGGCGGAATTGCGACGCCAGCTCATGACCCCTGCCGAGCAGGCCGCCGAGCGACTGCGCGAACTGCAACAGCTCCACGAGCTCGGCGTCCTCGATACGTCGACCTTCCTGCGTGGCCTGATCAGTCTGCGGCGCGACATCATGCCTGAGCGGCGAGTGACGGGCCGCTACGCCGGCGCCGTGCTCTACGGCCAGCCGGGCGCCTACCAGGCCGTGCTCGATGCTATTCGCGCGATGCGCGAGACGCAGGCCAAGGCCGACGAACGCACGGCCGAAAATACGGGCCGGCTGGTGCGCCAGATCGACGAGCTGCTAGAGAAGCTGCAGGCGCTCGAAGAGGCAGTGGAGGTGGAATGACCATGGCCCTGACGTGGACCGAGCTACATCCGCAGCAGGCATCGATCCAGGCGGCCGGAAACGGGGAATCGCGCACGGTGCAGCGGCGCTGGCGCGTCAGCTCCAGCAGCCCGATCACCGTGCAGCAGGCGCTTGAGGATGCCCAGGCGCCGCGGCGGCGCGATCGCCACCCGTCGGACCCGCGCCTGATCTGCCAGAGCGTGCAGGCCCGGCAGAACGAGCACGACCGCCACTCGGTCTACGTTACGGCCCAGTACGTTACCGAGCCGGGCATCCGCTTCGGGGAGGGGCCCCCGCAAAGCGTGCTGTTCGCCCGGGCAGT